GCTTCCCAGGAGATAAACTCTCCGCGCCTCAGGAGATATAGATTGGGAACAGCTAAGCTGACCCATGGGGCGGTAACCTTCACAGGTTGCCACCCGGGCGGGCGAAAGCCCAAATGCCTCTATTACCTCACAGGCGCGGAGTACTCCACCATATGGCCGAAGCCATAGTTTCCCCTATGTTATCTACTCTTCGGTTCGCGAGAACTGGGCAGTAGGTACCCACCGCTTCCGTATTTTAAGAAGCGGACGAAGCCTCAATCCAGCCTTCCAGGGATCCCTTGGAGAAGGTCTCTCAGTGAAGTACTGGAGTAGGGACGTGTTGTCCCTCTGGCGACGAATCTCTTGTGCCGATGTAAACACCGGCACGCGGACTTCAACTACTTGTAAGTCCTTATTCCACCTCCTAGTCGGAGGCAGAGGGGGCTGCAAATAGCTGTCGTAGCCAGGGGCGCCAGACCCTACGATCCTTCGGGGGAATCGGATCCCCCTACATGACCGCTCCATCCACGCGCTAGCGTGTACCAAGAACCTCTTGTAGAAGTTATTGGCAACCTCAATGTTGGAGGCGATGGATTCTGGACTTTTGTCACACGGGCCTTGCCAATAGGCCGGGGTTACGTCATGTCCCCGGAAAGCATCAACGCCGCAGGACTCTTTGAAGGGTCCCGTCAGAAATGACTTAGCGGCATTGACCTTGAAGCCAAGGGCCTCAAGAAGGAGTGTAACATCTCGCGCGTAACGTTCGGGAACAATAATATCGTCCCCGAATACGGACACCTGGTCCGCCAGTCGTTTCAACTCGCTAGGGGTGACTCGAATGAGTTTTAGCCCCTTCGCTATGCACGTGAGTGCGACAGCGAGGAATACGAGCGACTGGACAGGAAAGGTAGTGGCATTGCCCATCGTCGAGTACTTTCGTACATCGATGATCCAGTTTTCCTGGATCTGACATCGACGGGTCCGCGACGCCATCAGCGCCCTCAGTAGGGGGGGATTCCCCCTGAAAAGGTTGCCGACAACGTGACAAGAAACCCGATCACTTGCCGCAGATAAGTCTATTGTGGCAAATGATCCGTCGTTCGATCCCTGCAAGGCCATTGCCTGGTTGCGCTCCTGGCTTCGAAAGTTCAGGAACGCTCCTAACCACGAATGGTGGACCCTCTCATACATGTAGCTTCGCAAATTTTGCTGGCACCACATGTGTTGATAGGGCTCACTCGCGATCAAGCGAGGCTTGGTCAGGGTCTTCAAAACGGCGATAAGACGGGACTGGAGAACAGGAAAATCCTTCTCTCCAACTTCATCTTGGGCTTCGTCAACCCACGCACCGTAGTTGTGAAAACAACAGTCAGCGAATGGGAACGCGGTCTCCAGTGTGGATGGCCAAAACTTGAACCGATATCGGTTTTCGTCTCGCCGCACATTAGAGACAGCACCTGGTCCGTGCTTGAAATCCCAATCCAAAGGGTCATAATGACCCAATGAAGTAGAAATTACCCCGGCTATCCTGTCGAGGTAATTGAGGATGCTAGTCTCTTGGCCTGGAAAGGCCAAGCTCACCCGAGACAGTAACTCCACATCGGCTGCAAAGCCGGCATGGTCGCTCGAGTCGCCCCGGTATTCCGGGGTAGCCCAGTGATTAGGTGGACTAGGTAGACTAGAGTCAACCTGGACGAACTCATCGATTTCTCGCGAGGTCGCTTCAGGTGGACAGGACACAGGAGCCTTCTTCGCGCATAGCAAAAGCTGGCGCAAAAAGAAGACAGCCTGAATGTCCGCATCTTCTTTCAAGTCTCCGTTCGAGTCGAAAATCAGTAAGTAGAGTCCCCGAAAAAGTTTCGGGATCACTACACCACGACTCACCTGCCTAGAAATAGGTAAGTGAGATGGTTTGTACTGACGCTCAGACAGGCACCTATCAAGATGCTTGCCCAGAGCAGGGAGATCTACCATGAAAAACGGTAGACCTCTACTTTTCGACAGGTGGACGAGGCGGGCTAGATCCTTACTAAACTCCGCCCCGAGTGCGGGGTACGCATATGCTGCATCTTTCAGCAGCTCAGCGTAAAGACATTCCAAATCAGCTACGTACCTTTTCATCTCTGGCCTTTCGGCGTGGAGAATGTACGGAGGGCGTAGCAACTGCTCGACCCAGGAACGGGGGCTTACGCCCCCGCCCCTGAATTCGACCGAGTAGGAGGGTGAGAAGCCGTTACTAAGGGCTAACTCTCCCATCCGAGGAGAGAAGCGATTGCCGCGTCAGAGCTGGCAATAAGCCAGTCAGCCAACGCGTCAGTCAGCTTCACGTCGACATCGCTCTTCGATTGCTCGAGAACGATGTACACTTTCCTGGACACCTCCGCCGCCGATTCGGTAGCGAAGATAGTCTGGGAGAATTCGACGTTGTGCCGGTCCTTGCCGGCCTTGGTCTCCGTGTGGCGAATAATCGCCTTCACCTCGTGGATCGAATTGCGGAAGCGGTACTCCGAAGAGTACCCATCCTGGTTGATCTTCGTAAGCACGATGTTTCCATCGGCATGCGGGATCGTGAGTGTGTTGCTAAACGCCATGCTAACTCCTACTGAGAAAAGGGTAATGCCGTCAGGGTTGACGGCACGGGTATACTCGTTACCTTAAGGTTGCTACTAGTGACCCTAAGATCCCGAGCTGACCGCCTGTGAAGGCGGGGATAGAGGGGGAACCAACGTTCTCAACGGACACCTGCAGAGGTATCCGTTCCTTGACGCCCCGGTAACGGTAAGCGTCAGTTGCTTCCAACTGGGCAGGGATACTGGTAGGATGCCAGTACGTATCCACCCAAGTTGTCCGCATGTAGCACATACCATCCAGCTTAAGGAGGAGGTCAAGACCTCCCAGCAGGCCAAGAAGGCGCTGCATGTTGGCGAACCAATCCGTAAGCCAGCTCCAAGGAAGGAGCTCCCACCAGGCGACAGCAAGACCCGAAGGCGACAAGCCTACGGCTCGCTGCCAGGCCTTCTCGACCATATCTGGAATCGAGAGGCTGGAGTAGTACCCTGGAATCAGGGGTTTCCACCTGGTCGTCACCCAGGAGCGTGCAACGTAAACGCGCACGCGCCTATGTCGAGTGACGATCCCCGCAGAGTGAGTGAGAATATTATTCTCCTCAATCTGCAGGCGTTGTGGGGGAAGACGAAGAGAACGTTTCAAGCGCCCACGACGTGCGAGTTCAAGTAGGTCCTTGAACGACTTGAGAAAGCCGTCCAAGAGCCCTAGCATTGCTCCCACGTCAGCTACAGTGGGTGATGCACCGAAGCGGTACCACAAGTTTGCGGCTCCGCCTGTATGCGCTGCCTCTTTAGCAAGGCGGGCGGCTTTCGCCGCCTTTCCGGCATTCTTGCCGAAACGCATACGACCCCAATCCCGAATAAGGTTGGGGATTCCGGTGATCAGATCGGGGATATCGCGTGACTCGCCTATGGCTAACGGTAAATTTACCGTCGGCTGCAAAGGCATCATGCGACCCACCCATAGCGGTGCCATAACATTGAAGTCAGGCAGCGCAAAGGCGGTGCGGGGGTCGGGACTCTGATAAAGAGCCCCGATACCATCAGGAACCATGTTGGTTACCTGATGCGTCCTACCCAATGGGTTAGTGACGTACCCGTTCACAGCCCCACCGACGAGCCGTTGGCGGTCAACCAGAAAGGCATTGTCCTTCTGGTATTCGCCCACGGTATCCTCGGAATGGGACCATGATCCTGCGAAGCACGTGTTGGAATACACGTAACCGGACGAAAGCTTCTTGATCTTTCCGATCCAGAAGTCACGTCCATCAGAATCTCTGACTCTCGCAGGCATCCCCAATCTCCTAAGTTGAACCCCTCTCGGAGTGTCCTATAAAAAGGATCAGGCTTTCGCCTGGAGGGACGACACTTGTCGTC